TGCCAATCGAACATGAGCTTATAACCTTTCCACGAAGTCGTACGACCAATCCACTTGTGATGTAGTGGATCAGTCTCTTCGATAGGTTTCCAGTATTGAGCTCGAGTTCCGTCGAAGTCAATACCAGGCTGGAAAGGTAAAATCAACTTATCTTCGGGTTCTTCACCGAAGAATGAGCCTAGGCCTTCTTGGCCACAATGTTCTCTTACCTTTTGTGAAAAATCGTTTGTACGAGCATGAGCAAAGATGAGATCAGCCGCATCGATCGCTTCTTCGAGTGCACCGTTACGATTAATTGAATAAACTGTATGGTCATGTTGAATAAGCACTGTGGGCTTTTTGAATTCTTTAAGAGCCAACTTCCAGTTATCAAGGGCTGCATCACCTGCACCTTTACCTCGTCCATTCCCTTTTGCGGGAAGTGAGTTGACCATAATAACATCAGAAGAGTTACACTCCTGAATCATTTGTTGAAGCTTCTCCGTATCAGAAAACTTAAAGTGCTCAAACTCGCCGAGTTCATGAGCATACTTACGAGAAAAGCTTTTATCTTTTGAAGCGTAGACTTTTACATTATAGCCATGTTTCTTAAGCCACTTGACTTGCTCCACGGTGTACTTGGTTACGCCACAACCTTCTACACCTCGAGCCATAATCACTGATACATTATTCATATAACCTCACTCATCATAAACTATATTCTATATATGTCAGACTGGGATCGGCCTTTCCGTTTCCATTAGCTTTTCAATGAACTTAAAGTGGCGCTCATAAACGTGGAAGTTGGAAGCGGTCCAGATGATATCGCCGGGAGTAACATTGAGCTCGCCAGCCAATTTGTTGAGAACACTACGTGCCCATGCAACATCATTGTTGTAACCAAAGACTGCATCATTACTACGCATGAGATAATGCGAATGAAGCTTGTCATCGCGGATATAGAACGTATTTGCGTAAGTACACATAAAGTCGTTCATACCATCACGATTAAAGTCAAGATGCATACTCGGTCTGTTATAGATCATAGTAGCTCGTCGACTATTTGGATTGTTACGCAGCTCGCGAAGAACGTGACTAAATTGATTACCATTTTCGTCAGAGTGAATACACCAACCATAATTTGAATTAATCTTACCTTCAGTCGAAGAAATGTCTTTCCAAATTTGTGGCGTTTCACCAGGGATGTCATTTACATTAAGCGATTGAGATTCATACCATTGAAGCTCACGCATAATATACTCAAGGCTGGGTTTACGAATGATATAATCTTCGTCAGCGAGAAATGTCGCGCCAATGATTTCAATCGTTTTAGCACCAGTACGATCAATGACAAAATCTTCGTCGAGATATTTGTCAATGATTTGTTGTCGAATATAATCTACATTGTTCATTTTATAACCTCTGGGTTTTTCTTAATTCTGCAAGTCTATAAACTTCGGGATCGTCTTTTTGTTCCTTGGTGGGAACGAAAGCTGCTTTAGGACTTGTCGTTTCTGTTTGGTCGTCTACCAAATAATAGAATGCCATACTTCTTCTTGGCTGTTGAGTCGGGCGAGCAAGTCCATGATAGCTCGTTTGTGTACTCTCAAATACGACAGCACGATTAAACAGCGGTTCAATCGTTTTTACGGGCTCTTTAAAAGTTTGAGCTCCTTCTGGAGTCCACATACCCAACTCACCACCATGACCTGTCTGCCAACCCGGATTGAGATATACGAGAAAGTTTAGCTTTCTACGATAACCTAATTTTGGATGATGACTATAATCTACATGGGGATTCAGTTTACCACCGGGTGGATGATAATGAATCCCACCACCATGTAATCCAACGTCTGGAATGAGATCTGGTATATCTAATATCTTACCGAGATAATCTGTAAACTTTCTACTACTCAAGAAAGTGAATGCCTGATAAACCGTGGGTGAGAATCTATCCCAGATATTACAGGCATTCTTCAACTCAAAGGGATTAGTGTACGCAGCATTGTACTCTACATCTTTGACTTCAGCCAGTATATTTTGTGCTACATCAGGATTCCAAAAATTATCCACGATCGCGTGTGGATAAGGTTGATTATCCCAAAAGCCTTCTACTGTCAGATTATCGTAATCTATCATTAACCGTTTTTCTTCCTGTTAAATGCATCGTTACGCGAGTCTTGACCAGGGATTTTACCTCGACAGAACGAGACAAAAAAGCTAGCATAGTTGATGAGATCCTTAGCCGAATCCTCAAGTGATTCGAAGTTAGGATCATAATCATCACTTTGCATAGCTTCCATTACAGATTTCATACGTAGCATTTTAGCATGCATGATATCGTGGATAGTCACAATACCATTAGGATAGTACTGTGCCTGCTTTACAGTCGAATTAGGATTCTGATAATCCCGAGATTTTTTCAACTGAAGGTCGATACATTCTTGTAGAACGTTGACCGCTTCGGGAGTGTCGTTGTTTTTAGCCATAATATAACTCCATTGTTAGATGTGCCATTGTATCACAAAAGAAAGCAAATGTCAACTGGCTTTTGCCAGTTGAGCTCGCATTTCAAGTACCATTCGATATTCATCGAGTGTAGTTGTTCCCATATCACGATTGTGCTCTTCTCGAATCATTGCACCCTGAAGAGCATGTGACTCACCGCCTTTACACCACGGGGTATCATGTCCAAACACTGCTTCGTCAAGCTCGAGTGGTAATCCATCGATTGCACACTTAAATCCTTGAGCAGCAAGAGCTTCTTCTCGCTCATTACTATTCAGTGATCGCTTAGTATCAAGCGGAGTGACACCATCCGGTCCATCACGAAACTCTTCCATAAGCTCAAAGACTTTTTGCTGAAGAGCACCGTTAGCAAAATTCTTAACGTTTTTGCGGACAAACTCTTTTACGTAATGTTGGCGACCTTCGTACTCGGTCGTTGTATCCTCGAGGATACGGTCTTGGTTACCAGTCAATCGAGTGTAGACCTGGCGGAAGTTATTGAAAAACTCTACCTTATCTTCGTTGAGGATCGTAAACTTCTTGTACTTTTGCACAAGGCCAAAGTAATAAATGAAGAAAGCCGAGAACGTTGTATCGTTAAAGGTCTTTTTACGATGCTCTTTAAATTCAAGAGCGAGATCAAGGAAGTCTTTTACTTGAGATTGTGCAACCTTTGTAATGACTTCATTGTCTTCAGCAAGAACTTCGATTTCAGATTGACCCGAATCAACTAAGCCCCTGCCCATAGACCGAATAGTAGCCATAGCCACATACTCATCCCATCGACGACGAGGATTCATGAGTGCATTGTCAAAGTTCTTAGGATAAACGTTACCATCAGTTCCAAAGTTTCGAGCAAACAAAGGATGTGGTTCGTTCTTATACTCTTTTACGTAAGTAGTCAATGTACGAAAGTATTTACAAGCTTCTGACTCTTCATCCGACATAATCATTTCCATGAAATTAGTCGGTGTAGTCGTGTTAATCGCCTTAAACAAAACCGACGCTTCCTTTGATGTACATACTCGTAAATCAACAGGAATTTCAATTTGCTCAAAAATGTTTTCTTCGTAATCGTTAAAGAACTTTCCATCGATGTGGAACTTACCTTCAAAGTAAGCTTTTATTGCTCGACAGCGATGACCACCATCGACTACGAGATAATCACACTTATAGATTTTTTGAGCTTCGGGATCGTTACGAATATCTCGAACGGTAAGCATACCACATCCGTATCCGTTTAACATGCCTCGAACGATTTTGATTGATTTTTTGTTGCTTGCTGTAACTGCTGGTCGTTGACCAATAGGATCGGGATTGAGCCTACCAGTGATAAGCATTTGAACAAGTTTCTGCGCGGTCCATACTTCTACATCGTACTTCATACGTTTTTACTCCGTAATAAAATGAATTTTAGTGTTAGCTTTACATTAACTAACAGATACCATTCTATACTAGTACGAAGTAAATGTCAACCGTTTTTTTCACTTTTTTCGTCTTTTTCTTCTGGTGGAGGCGGTATACAGACCTCACCACGAGCATTGCCCCACCCATCGGTAGGTAACCTACCACTGACACTTACATCAAAACAGGGTGCATTGGCGCACCCTCCAAGATTAAGCAGTAGGAAAATAACGATCGAGTACTTCAATTTGATCATCATATTCAGCAATAGCCTCGATTTCTTTTTCAATCGCTTCCATAATATCGGGATGCTCGCCGATACCAGCGGGATTGCTTAAATACACTTCGACATTCATCTTGTGCATTTTGATTTTTCCTTCAGCGTGAGCTCTTAAAGCCTCAAGCATTTGGTCTCTCATGTTTCGGTCTCCATTTGTCGTTGATAGTGTTTATTTAGCTTTTCAAACTTAGCCCAAACAGAGTGAGGAACGACTCCTCTAAACTGTTCATCGACTCTTTTGATTTCGTTCGCGAGCTCTCGAGAAAGCCGGATCTCTTCGGCAGTACCACGGGGGTGTGTTTCAAAGTCTGCCATAATTACCTCGATGATCGGGTGGTTCCCAACCTTCTGGCTTCATGAGATCAGGCAGACCCAACGGATTGGGTCGCCCTTCTTTTACACCGACTCGCTTTGCCATATTAGCTTCGAGTACTTCATCCCATGCTTTATGTGCATCAATACCAAAGGCATCAAGTGTACCAATGGCGACAACACAAAGATCAATCAAAGCGTCTACGACTTCTTCTGGATTGTCTTTGTTTTCTTTGAGCTCGTCGAGCTCTTCTTGTAGAAAGTTAGTACGAAATTCAAGAAAAAGTTTTTTCTTTTCGTCATCAAAACTTTCAAAAGTGTCATGCATGCGATAATATGAGTGCATCATATTAATATCGCTTACCCAGTTTTTACTCATTCGGAAATCCTTCTTGTACGAATACACCAATTGTTCCAATTTCACCATCGTCAAGTTGTGCAGCTTGAGGCCACATCATTGCTGATTGAGGACCAATCACTTCGTTGTTTCGATACAACATCAACTTGTCAATGATCTCATCGGCAGAGAGATTATAGAGAGTTGGGCCAATGCCACCTTCTCCACGTTGTCCGTGACATGCCGCACATGCTACCCACTCATCTCGGATGTCATAGAATCGATCTGCGTTCGCTGAACAAGCAAACATTACCATACACACTGCGATTAGATACTTCATAGTTTATCTCCTTATGCAAAAAAATCTTCAATCGTATTCACCTTTTCAGCCGACCACCCCAAAGCTTCTAGTATATGCTCAATCGGACTGAGGAACACCTTTTCAAATTGCTTGTTATAGTCTATGTATGACTCGAGTCCCATCTCTTTTGGAAGAACACCAGGAAACGATATGATATTTTCCCGCAGAGGATTGGGTAACTTGAGATACACAAACTTGATTTTGTCGCCTGACTTGATAGACTCGTACCGCTTGTTCAGGTTCTTTTTAGAAAGCATGTCGTTGAAGAGAATACAACCACGAACATGCATTGGGCAGCCCTTTCTGTACAGCGAAGTTTTGTTCATATACTTCTCAATGCTGTCTGTACCAGAGTTGCGACCCACTTCTTCAGGAGGAAGTCTTTTGAACTCCTCACGGAAGTTTTCGATGAAGCGTTGAGTTTCTGACTCACCTTCATTCATAATAACTTCGAAGACTTGCTTCATTTTTTCACGACATACCTCAGGTGTCGAAGATCGTACAGACTCAAGACCGGTTACACTGATCTTTGGTTTGTCATAGTGTACACCTTCGGAGTTGAGTGTATTCATGATGTAACGCTTTTTAGCGATAAAGATCGAGCGATCGGTAATCTTTTCCCGTTTCATCACCATCGCATTACGATAAGCACCCATGTCTTTCGCAAGCTTTTCATAACCAGCTTCGATCACTTGCTCAATCTTGGTCGAGCAAATCTTATCGAGGAACTCTTCGCCCTTAGCTCGATCGATGTCAGTCGTACCAAAGACTTCTTTAACAAGAGGACCAAAGTTTACGTAAATCGAATCTGTATCGATGTAGACGATATAGTCTTTACCTTCGGTCTTGAGAACTTTGTTAAGGTACTCATTCACAGACTTTTGAGCATATCGAATACTGAGCTGACCAGATGTAGTGATTGCTTCGGCCATCTCATTAATATAGTAGAGGAAGTAGATGTTTGCCGTAGCGCCATAAAGAGAGTTCATCGAAATCTTTATCGCCATCTGAGAATTATGAAGCTGATTGATTTCTTTTTTGAGTTGTTCTTTTTGGCGTGGATCTGTCTCAACCTCATATTGCTGCTCGGCTGCCAACATTTGCTTTTTAATCTTTGAGCGATTGTTGTAGTTCTCATTAATGATCTCGGGAATGATTCCGAGTTTCTCATTATCGAAGCAGACACCATTGGCCGCGACTGACATGCCTTGAGTCGTATTTTTGAAGTCGTCGTTCAACACCATTTCCTGAGTAACAGCCTCTCGTTCATTGGGCATATAGGTCTCAGGTGACATGTTATATTGCATCATGAGATGAGGATACAGAGAATTCAAATCAAACGATACAACCCAAGGATACATGCCGGGTCGAGGATCTTTCACGTACCCGCCCACAAGCTCGCCTGCGCGTGCACCAGGACCACTTTTGATATTAGGCACTACGTTGTCTTTAATGAGACGACGATAGATTGTTGTTTCCCAGATGCCTACAGTTCCGAATGCATCATTGATATTAACACCACCACCATAGGCAACAGTAAGCACAAGAGCCAAAAGGCCAGACTCATCTTCCATACGTTGAATGAGCTGAGTATCTTTGAGATTATAGTCAAGATATAGTTGTGGATTTTGCTCATAGAGTTCAGTCAAGCCTCCGTATTCAGAGTAGTCCAGTTTCTTTTCACCGAGAACTACGTGAGCAATGTGATCGAGCTTATACGATTCTTGAGGACCATACTTGTAACCAAACTTTTTGAATGCATCCATGTAGTCAACGATAGTAATACCAGAGAGCTGATACGTAGATTGAACTTTACCAAAAAACTCACGAGTGTTTTGACGAATGCTTTTCCACGGAGAGAGTTGCTTAGCCAAATCCTCACCGCAGAGTCGAATGATTCGAGTAACGATGTATTGAATATCAAAGTACTCAACGTTCCAACCCGTTACAAGATCGGGATAGTCTGATTTCCATAACTCGACGAATGCTCGAAGAAGTTGAACCTCGGTATCGAATTTATAGAACTTAATGTTCTCAGGATCGATACCAGTGATAGTCTTATTTTTGTCGTAATCCTTACGACCGAGCAGATAATACTTTTCAGACTTCGAAGACTTAAACGCGATCGAAGTGACTTCCTTATCCGCGGTTTCAATGTCAGCGTATCCATCGCTGATGTCAACCTCGATGTCGAAGGAAGCGATGTTGATGTCGTCGATGTTGAACTCAATATCATCAGGATAATGTTCCTGGATGAATTGAGCTACGTAATTGGTGCTACCAAAGATCTCGAAATTACCGACATCTTTGTATTGCTCAATGAAGTTCTTTGCTTCTCGCATGTCACCGAACTGCATTTGAGTGAGTGTCTTGTTACCGAGTAACGAGCGAAACGAGCCAGGTTTCTTTGGAGAGTGTACATAGAGCGTGGGCTTGAATGGAACGCGATAAGAGAAGCGCTTACCATTGTCGTAACCACGCCAAAGGATGTTGTTACCAAATCTTTCGACTGAAGTATAGAAAGAAGCCATGATATACCTTATTCATAAAGACTGTGCCATTCTAACACAGTAAGCAGTGAATGTCAACCGTTTCTTGATCCATGAAGGTGAGGACCAAAGTCGTGTTTTCTATGTTCGAGTGACTTATTGCATATAAAGATGAGCCACGACTTACCCCAATTCTGATCTTCTATTGACGGGTACATAGATGCCCAGTCCCACTCATCAGCATAAGTCTTTTTCTCTGCGTCTTCTTTGCAGAAACGTATCTTATAATCTTCGAAATCATATAGAAAATCTTTTCTAAATTGCCTGAATTTTTCTTCTGAGTTTTCTACAGTATCGATGTGTACCTCTACGACCATGTGTTTGACGTTTGCTTTGATCCACTCAAGATTCTCTTTCGTAAGAATGTCGTATTCACCACCCTCACAGTCAATCTTAAGATAGTCAATATAGTCGATGTTATATTTCTCGATAAGCTCCATGAAAGATAATGACGGAACTTGACTCTCATCGAATGCACCAAAAGCATTACCTCTGTCGGTTCCAATGAATGCGTTAATTGGAATGACTGGTGATTGCTCTCGATTGCAGATATGTGGGAAAGCATTTTTCATTGTCGTTCGAAGTAAAGTAGGATTAGGCTCAACGGCGTAGACCTTGCTGGCTCCTTTATCAAGCGCCAGACATGTAAACATTCCTATACACGATCCAATGTCTAAACAAATATCACCTTCTTTAACTTCGTACCACCAGTCATAAGTCTTTCGATTAAAGAACTCGTAATACTGAGTATGGATCTCTTCGAAATGATTGTCGAGCCCTTCAAAGCACATGCCCGACTTGTTTAACGCATTCATTAGGCAGCAATCTCACTGAAGTTTTTGACTTTCTTAAACTTGACGTGTGCTGCAAACTTCTCAGCAAACTGATCACCTCGATGGCTGATAACAAATATGTTATCGTCGTTATTGAGACTGTGTAACGTTTCAATTAAGTTCTCAATTCCCACACCATCAAGTGCACCATCAAGAGTTTCATCAAGAATAAGCAGGTTAGTACTCACAGAGTTACGTAGTTTAGCAACAGATCGCCATGCAAGCATAATACTCAATGTGATACGAAGCTTTTCACCTTCAGAGAATGAAGCATACGAGAATGTATCGCGGAAGCGAGACTTGATTACTTCATTAAAGTTCTCGTCGAGTTGGAAATCAACAAAGAGATCGAACGCCGCGAGATACTTATTGATGAGCTTATTCATAACTGGAATATATTGCTTGATAATACGGGCTTTGATCCCGCCATCTTTCAATATCGTACTGATTATGTTAAGCGTCGTTTGTTCATCAAGTAAAGACTTACGTGAAGTCTGGTAATCTTTAAGGCGACTCGTAAAGTCGTTAAGTTGAGTGGTGTCGACTTCCTCAACTTCTCTCTCCGCCGACTCCAATTCGGCCTTAAGGGTAAGTAAAGAATTTTTAGCGCTACGGATGTCCGCTTTGATTTCAGAGATCTTAAAAGACTCGCTTTGGATTTCTTCCTCAACCTCGTTGATCTCATTAATTCTTTTTTGGTAACCTTCGATGGTATCGGCAATTTTGTCTTGTGCCAATTCGATCTCCGCTTTTTTACTGGATTTTTCGTTGACAATATTTTCTTTGAAGTCATGATCAATCCCCTGTTGGCAAGTAGGACAATTATCGTTATCATGATAGAAGCTCAATTGCTTTTCGAACTCACGCTTTTTCATATCGAGTTCTTGTCGCAATCGACTTGCTTCCATATTTTTTTCGTTGACGTCTTTCTTATCACTTATCGTTTCGTATAGAGATTGAATCTTTTCATTGATAGCATCAATCGTATCGTTATGTTTTTCGATCTCATTGATGTGTACATTCATTTTTTCTCTAATGCCATCGACCGATGCAACTCGAATCTTACGGATTTCTTCGTTGTTCTTCTCAATCAATGCAATGTTTGACTCTACGATTTCAATCTGATAGGCGTTCTCGCTCACCTCGTCCTTGTTGGTGTTTAAACGATCCTTTGCTAATAAACCCATTGTACTAAAGACTTGAATATCCAGAAGGTCCTCGATGATTTCTCGTCGATTGTGTGGTGGTAACTCCATGAAAGGAACGTACGTTGCACTACCAAGAACAACGATTTGGTTGAATGATTTATAGTTAATCCCAAGGATACTCGATTCAAGATAAGACTGATAATCACGTTTAGCCGCGTCTTGATTGAGCAGCTCACCATTCTTATAGATCTCGAAAACAGCGGGTTTAATACCACGGCGTATCCAATAATCACTACCACCAACCGAAAACTCTATTTCAACGAGCATGGCTTTTTGGTTGATTGAATTAATCAACTGTGGCTTATTGATTTTCCTGAATGGCTTACCGTACAACCCAAAAACAATTGCGTCCAGGAGCGTTGATTTTCCGCTACCGTTCGTACCACTAATTAGAGTAGTAGGACTCTCGTCCATTTCAATTGTTGTAAAGGTGTTCCCCGTCGATAAGATATTTTTGTATTTTACACGTTTAAACTGTATTCGCATACTATAAGCTAAGTGCCTCTAAATAAAGATCGTCAACTGTTTGCTTGATTTTATTTTTGTCAGCTGTCGTATCGAGTGAATCAATATAACTGTGGAGTATTTCTTTTGTGTCTTTTGTTTCGTCGAGAATATCTTCAACACCAGCAGACTCAAGGTTAAGTGCATCATCAACTGCTTTTACATCAGCAGCACCTTCATCATTAAGCTTACTCATGAAGAGGTCGTAAAGATAAGCGTTAGTACGATTCTTTACAATAACCTTGATATATGTATCTTTCAACATCGATGTATCGAGACTTGCAATGTCATCAATCGTCATGTCTTCATCATCATAGTCAATTTTAAAGAACATCTTATTAGGATTTTCAACCTTAGTCATTTCACGAGTCTCAGTATCAAATACATGGAATCCACGACTACCACCGAAGTCTGACCATGTCATCTCATAAGGTGCACCAAGATACTCAAGATTCTTGTAGCGAGATGGATGATGGAAGTGACCTGAATAGACGTCTTGGAAATGCGAGAATACACCGAGGTCGAGTCCATGTGTACAGACCGAGCCTTTCATCATTTCAAAACCTTTCATTTCAAGGTGACCCATTACGACATTAGCATCTGACTCTTCGATAAACTTGAGGTTGTACTCAGCATTCTCTTTACTAATCCAAGGTAACATCAAGAACTTCGTCGAGCCAAGAGTCAAGTGTTCGGCTTTATCTTGGTAGAGATTGAAGTTTGGATATTCCTTAAGCAAGAGATTCATGCTATTCACTTCATTTACATTCGTATAGTACGTATCATGATTACCGACGAGTGCATGGAAGTCAATGTTACGTTGAGCCAACTGATCGAATAAGAATTCTTTACCTCGCTTGAGACTCAAGTAATTAATGTACTTTCTTCGATCAAACGTGTCACCAAGATCGAACACCGTTTTAATGTTGTGCTCATCGAGGTAAGGGAAGAACTCTTCCATAAAGAACTTCCGTTGAAACTCAGCGAAGATTCGACTGTCGCCTCGAGCTCCAATATGGATGTCCGTTACAATTGCTATTTTCATTTAAGATCCTTTCGTCCAAACCGTATGTAGTTATACCACAAACGCTCGTGTCCGTAATATAAAAACATTTTTGTGATGACTTCGATACCAGCGATTCCAGCCGCCCAATCAACTTGTCCTGTAATGAACCAAGCGATAAGAAACGTGTCCGTTGTTGCTAGTACTCTCCATGTAATTGTCTTCGCTAGGTGTCTTGCTCTCACTTCTTAATTTTACTCTCAAATTCTTTAATGAACTCCGC